TAGGCTTCTAAATCGCCCTTAAATGCTTCTGGTGTTGCGTCAAACAGTCCCTGTATTTTTGCATTTAATTCGTTTTCATAGCCTTGTACGCTATCAGGATTGTTAATCTGGGCTTCATTAATATAGTCTTGTATTTTTGTGTAAGATTCATAAGTATAGGCTTTGCTTACAGCCTGATTAAATTGTGCATCACCAAATGAAAATCCACTACGCAACTCAACATCTTCGCCCTTTAATGCGGCTTCTTGACCTGCTTTTTGCCCTTCAACTAAAGCCTCTTGCTCACGCTTAGTTTTATAAACGTCACGAGTGATGTCATAAACCTGCTCACTAAGACCTGCTAATGCTCGCATGCGAATTTCCCCTGACCGATCTACACCAGTAGGGGTAAACTTTCCATATCTTGTAATAGGTTTAATAGCCATGTTTTATCCTATATTACGTTATATCTGCGCCAGTTTTTAACAAAGTGCCCAAAGCCCCAACTCTTCCTGCGTATGCCGCGGCTTCACCTTCTCTAATTAGCTGTCGCTGTTTTAGCTTTTCACTAAGACTTATAGCCGCTTCACTAGTGGTTGTTTTTCGAGCAGACTCTAATGACACAGATTCAGGAGTAGCACCACTTATACCACTCATAGCCATAGCAACTTGGTTAGCGGCAATAGCGGCATTCAACTCTTCTCGCCTAGCAAGTTCTTCAGTCTGCGCTCGCAAGCGTTCTTGTTCCGCCTGACGCTTCATAGACTCTTCTTGCATTTTGCCTGTTTGATATTGACCATACGCTTGTGCCGCACCTGCCAATGCAATTAACTGCCACATAATAACCTCTAAGAACTAATCTCGTAATCTATTGCTAGTAAATGGAATGGTGTTGGGTCTGGTACCGTAATCTTAGGTACAACTTCTCTACCCCAACCATTGCCGCCATTGTTATCTTCTATAATACCAGTAGTAGGCACTAAAGATGTATTTAGTGGACTGCTACCAGAATCGCCAAACTCTCTAACAGGTACAGCTATACCGTCTATATTAACACCTGCTGAATTAATTACACGCAAATTCATTCTATCTACGCGCTTTAATGCCATCTGTATATTATCGCCACTAGCCATCATAGTGCTTAATGGCATAGGTTTGACAGTAGGTACAAAATTACGACCCACCTCTATAGTAGCATTAAGCTGTCTTTCTGCATCTGTTAGTTCAACTACGTTAGCATACTGTGCCGCATATCTAGGTGGTAGTACGCTGTTACCTGCAACAACATTAATAAGTTGATTGCCTGATAAATGCTTTGTGCCTGTTAGGTATTGTGGATGATAGTAACCACCACCTAAATCTTGTGGCTCAAACTTAACGCTCATATCCATCAAGTGATCTAATGTAAGTCGTGATAATGTAAACTCATAAGCATCAGTAACAGAGCCGCCTGTTTGACATAAAACGTGTAAGACATTGTTTACAGAAACAACTTGTTTATACTGATCTACAGTGCCTGCAAAGTCAGTATTACTACCTTGTATCTCACTGCCATCAACAGCAGGGCGCACTTGGTCAAACTTAGTAAACCCAGTAATGTCTTGATCGCGTAGTGTGTTCATCACGACAGCAGTGCCGTCTTGGTTGATAATGAATACATAGTTAGCATCATCTGCCGACACCGCAGTAACCGCATCCATATCTACAGGAGAGCTAATTAGGTGCGATGACAATACAGACATATCTACGCTTCTAAAGCCCTCTTCCCTGTAATCAAAGATGAACTGTCGTAGTGTTCTGCCATTGCGGTCTACGAACAATGTGGTGCCATCTAGGGCTAGTGTAGGAACATCCTCACTGAAGCTACCATGTTGTGTTTGTTGTTGGGCATCAAGCGTAGCAGGGGTATTGCCTGTTATGCTGTACTCTGCGCCTTCAGTAAATACTGTAACCCCACGACCACCAGTAACATCAACAATAGCACTCTTCGAGCCGTTAATAGTAAACAAAAAGCCTTCAGATGCCTCGCCTCGGTCTACTTTAAAGTCTAAGTAAACACCTGCTTGCGATGCCATTAGAACCTGCGGTCTGTCGCGTGTGCCGCCTAACCATAGTCTGCCTTGTGCAAATACACCAAGGTTCGGATAACCCCTTGTAGCACTCCATATAGGCTCTTTTGTATCCCTACCCTGCACATACCCATTAAATGTTATTGGGTGTGAGTTTGTAGTGCCAAAGCCTGTCATTAAAGGATAGTCGTTAGCGGAATCGCCAAACATATTTACGGTGTATTCATCAGTGTTAGTTCTGGTTACAGTAATCCCAGAATCACCAAACACAGGCATATCCTGTAAATTAACCTGCATAGACCTTGCTGTAGCAGTTTGCTCATCAATGTTAGCATCGCCATGATAAACAATCTCTTTACTAAGAACGCCATCTATTTCTAGTTGATATTTATCACCTGCAATAAAGTTATTAGAAAATGTAACTGTATTAACTGCAGTTACTTCAGTTGGGCTGTTTCGATCATCAAAGTCATATCGAGGTATATTATCAAACGTGGGAGTATCGTAATAAAAGAACCCATCATTGTTGTAGTCGTAAACTAAACGTCTAGGCGCAACATTTTTGTTAAATAGTAATAATACATTTTCGTTACTAGCAACACGATTGGGATAGTTTGTGCCTAATCCATGATTAATGTCTTGTAGATATGTTGTTGCTGTAGCCGTTACTCTAAATATGCGTAAGTTAGATGGTTGAAAAAACAACAGAAAACTGTTATCTTTGCTAACTTCAAACTTATGTAGCTTGTAATCTTCAGATATATTGGCAGTATCTAGCTCATAGAAGTTCACATCCTGTATAGACATGAACGCAGTTCCTAATGGAGTGCTTGCTCTTCGGATTAGTCTCCAAAAACGTCTAACGTATGTGTCAGGACCGCCAGTAGTAGATACAGGAATATCAACTCTAAGCCGCATATTTTGCTCAAAGTTTGTAATTTTTGGCACAACAATGCTTTGCTGTACGTTTACAGTATCGTCTTCACCCCACGGACCACTTGCATCGCTAGCACTTTCTAAAAGAAACTCTGTGCTTGTAACATCTTCAGTAAACTTAATCCCAATAAGGTCAATAAAGCTAACAGTTTTTGTAAAAGTCGGGTTACTAGAAAATGTATTTTGCCATATTACTACGTTAGCATTTGAGCCTATACCATCAAACACTACTGCGGTTGATGTGTCATTATCATCAAGATCATTAACTGTGCCTGAATTAATATTAGAAGAACTAAAAAAATTGTTAGTCATTCGCACAGTTTTGCCCTGCGGAACGTCAACAAACTCAGAGCCCATGCGTCTCTTGACCCCACCTTGAGGGGTAGTGACTACGTTACTAGCGATTTCCATGCCCTGATAGTATTGCTCAAGATCGGTTCTTGATTTTATATTTTCAGATAACTCGCCACTAACGAACTTGTTTTGAACAAAGTTGCTTCTAGCCATTAGTGCCTCACATCAAGGAATGGTCTACTCTGTATTGGTGTTATTGGGTGTTGCTGACTGTCAGTGTATCGAGCCATGCGAGATTGGTTCTCATACTCCATTGCCATGACTTGTTTGGTAGTCGCGTTGTCGCGGATAGACATAGCAAAGTCTTTAGCTAGTGCGTACTCAATCATCTTAGAAAAGTGCACAGGAAACACTGCCTCAGAAACATTAGCAATATAATCACAATACAGATCGCCACTGTGATTAATATAAACCTTGTCTTCAATAATTTGGTATGGCTGATTTGGATTCAGCTTGATTAGTGTAAGTAAGTCAGATGGCAAGGTGTACTTATCGCTCCACTCTTTACCAACGATAGCTGTAGCATCTTTCCCTAATTGCGCTTTCTTACGAGCAAAACCCCAACGGTACTTTGTTAGTTCGTTCTGCACTACATTATCATACAAGTTGTTAGCTACAACCTGTGCGCGAGAGTTGCCAGTCAGTGATGTTATTGGCAAATCACCTATCAGAATTAATGCGTTAGAAATTAAATCTATTTTACTAGCCATGATTTACCTTTATGTAGAAATGAAAAAAGGGGGGCGAACCCCCCTTATAAGCCTAATTAGGCAGGTGTTGCATCGTAGTTGATTTCAACTAGACCTGCAGCATCGCGTACAGCCGCGCCTGCTTTCAGCATACCGTTGCACAAGAAAGAAGTTTTCTGTGGAACGTAGTCAATAGAAGTCTTCATGTCGATGCCAACAGCAAGACCAATAGCTTCTTTACTGTAAGCGTATGCACTTACAACATCAGAGGCAATAGTCAAGCCGCCTTCATTACCTGCACGATCTTCGATAACAACAACATTAAAGCCTGCAAATGTGTTGATTTCACCATTAACAAGTGCTTTAACTGCTTGATAGTCAGCAGAAGTAGTTTTTTCGTCAGCCAACAGACCTGCAAGACCTGCCGCGTTAATAGCACAGTATAGATCGCCTGAGCCAACGCCTTGCTTAACAAGTTCTACTTTAGCGTCAATAAGGTCAGTAGCAAGAAGGCCAGTTGTGCCAACACCAACAGCAGTTGGAGAAGCGGCATCCATTGCATCAATTACAAGTTGGTCAAGTCTACGACCCAACGCGCCTGCAATAGTAGTTGCTAGTTCTTGCTTCTCATCAAAGTTTACTTCAGCCTGATCGAAAATGTCAGTGTACTCTGGAGCATTCCAGTTCTGCAAAGTTGCAGTAATAAGGCTGTGTGCAACATCCATTGGATCAACATCAGCACTGGTAGCCTTTTGATTAGCTAGCCCTTTGCCCATTGCGCGGAACTTGTAGGTATCGCCAATTACGTTATTGCGAACAGTTACAGTATCGCGAAGAAGAGATGCGTTTTGAAACGCGTGTTTTACCATGCTGTCAAATTCAGTAACAGCTACTGGAGATAAGTTAATACTCATTATAATATCCTCGAAAAAGAGATTTTAATTTAAAAGTTTTTCAAGGTTTTCGCTGAGTGCCCAATAAATTTGGTCAGCATCCAACCTAAATTTATCGAGCCTATGGGGATAGGGTATTCGATGCGCTAATTATAACACCGAACACCCATATTTGTAAACATTAACCGCCAAATGATGCCATCATCTTTTGAACTTTGCGCTCATGGTTAATATCAACACTGCGGAGAAGGTTTCCATTTTCATCTTTCTTAAACATTTCAGCTTCAACATCTGCCCATGTTAATCCTGTAGGATGCTCGCCACCTTCGATAGGTAGTTTGGCAGGGACAGTTGCTTTAACGATAGCTTCAATTAGCTGTACGCTTTCAGCAGTTGTTACTAGGTCTTGCACCTGACTGTAAGTGTCTGCGTCTAGGTTGTTCTTTAAAAACCCTTCAACAGTCTTTAGTCGCTGAGTAGCATTCTCGCCTAGCTTCTGCATTTCCATTTCTGCTGAAACTTCTTCTACTGCTTGTTCCTGTGCAGTTAAAAGTTCCCAAGCGCGACCATACGCCTCTTGAGACATATTAGTATCTTTAGCAAACTCAGTTAGTTCAGCAAGTAACGCATCGTCTTGCTCTACACCTTCAGGGGCAACGTAACCATCTTTAGGCGCACCTTTAAAGCCACCAAACTTCTTCTCTAGTTCGTTATAGGCTTTGGCTTGTTCTGCTACTGACTGGTACTTATCTGCTTTGTACCACTCTGGGGCTTCACCTGCACCCTTAATACCTTCAGCTAGAAAATACTCGTTCTCACCCAACGTAGGTGCGGCATTGTCTAACAAGGTATCAGAAGTAGCTTCTTGTA